TGAAGCGCTCCGGCAGGTGCACGGTGTTGAACGGGATCAGGTTGCGCTTGCTCGCAGCAACCACCAGGCCAGAACCACCGCGCTCACCGGCCGGCACCAGTGCCAGGGTGTCACCATCCTTTTCAATCTGCACGGTCAGCGTGGTAATGCCTTCCTCGCGGAACAGGCCCAAGGCGCTGATGCGGCCCGGCAGGTAAGGTTGATCATTGAGTGCAGCGGTCAGCGAGGTAACGGTGAATGCTTCGTCATCAAAAATGGCGATATCGGCCATGGGTACTCTCCAGAAACGAAAAATCCCGCACGCGGCGGGATGCATAAAAAAGAAGGATCGACTTAGCGGACGATCACGAAATGAGTGGTGAGCGCTTTCTCTGCAGCCAGATCCAGCCCGGTCAAATGCGATTCGCTGACCTCGGCCAACCGCACCACGGCGCGACCGCGACGCACCACATCAGACTCGCCAAGCGGGCCGTAGAGAATGGCGACAGCGTTTTCGGTGCCGTCCTCAGCAGTCGGCTCGTAGGGTGCGAATTCGCCGGAGGCGGTCACCAGCCCGAGGATTTGTCCGGGCCACAACTCTGGACCGGCAGCGACGTTGATCGCTTCACGCGAAATATTGCCGGCGCCTTCGGACAGCAGAAATTCACCTGCGTGGATCGGTTCCTGTTTGATGGTCATGCTCGTGCTCCTTTCGCGCTGTGCGCGGTTCCAGTTTGGGCCGCTTGGCGAGCAGCCCAAATCGAGTTGGGATCAGGTTGTTTGGCCAGCACCTTGGGCGCCAGGTCGTCCGCCAGCGGCAGACTGTTGTCGATTTCGAAACCCTTACCGCTGGTGACAATCTTGTCGAACAGACGCGCCCGCACCGCCGGCGCATCCAGACCTGACGCGACATACTCGGCGCTGAACTCAGGCAGTCGCGCAGCCACGCAAAGATCATTCACGGCCTTGGCGCGCGTCAGAGCGGCGAGAACGATCTCTTCACTTTCAAGCTGCGTCGAACTCAGTAGCGGCTCGACCAGGTTGCTGATGCCCGCCGCCGTGCAGCGCTGGGTGATCAGCAGTGCCAATTTGGCCGAGTCGACGACGGGCGGAACGAGCGGCGGATTCTGAGGCTCAGGTTCTGGTTCTGGTTCGGGTGGCTCGTCCAGTTGGGCCAGCAGTTCTGCTGGAGCGTTCTGGAATCGTTGCAGTACTGCGCCTTGACCAAGGCAGGCTTTGACCTTGACACCGTCCCCGACTTCATCGGCCAAGCCAAGCGCCACCGCTTCATTGGCGGTCAGCCAGGTTTCCGCCGCCACCAGACGCCGCAGTTCGACTTCCTCAATCTCAGGCGCTTTGGCCTTGTAGGCCGCGATGATCGCCTCCATGGTCTGGTCGAGGACGTCGGCCACCTTACGAAAGTTTTCCGCATCACCGGCGGCGTAGGTCCAGGGGTTGTGGATCATCAACATGGCGTTGGAGGCGATCACCACACGGTGGGCACCGCAGACAGCCACGCTCGCGGCACTTGCCGCCAGCGCATCGATCCGTCCGGTACAGCGCTCGCCCAGACGCGACAACGCGTTGTGCATGGCCAGCCCGTCAAACAGATCGCCGCCAATGCTGTTGAACGCGGCCACCACTGGTGACACACCGTCATCCATGGCGCGCAGATCCTGCACGAACTGATTGGCCGTGATGCCCCAGCCGCCGATCTCGCCGTAGACAAACACTTCGATCACTCGCTCGGTGGCCTCGCCGCTGGCCTGCACCGCGTACCAGGTCTTGTCCTGCACCTCGACGCGTTTGCCTGCACGGTTGTAGATGCGCGGTCGCGCTTGTTTGCTCATGATTGCTCCTTGTCGTCGTTGTCATCGACGGCATCCAGGGTGTTGTAGTTGAGGCCCAGTTTTGTGGCCCGCGCCAGATCGGCGGCGTTTTCCAGATCGACCGTTTCTGCGTCGTAGCCGGTGCGCAAGACCATCTCGCTGCGCGACGAAAACCCGGCTTGCACTTCCATCCGGCGTGCCTGCACGTCCTGCACCGGCTGGATATAGGCCCAACCTTGTGGCACCCAACGAGTGCGCAGGTACTGGCGGCGTTTCTGTGCGTAATCGTCCAGCACCAAAACGCCAGACAGCACCGCCATATCCATCCACGCGGCCCGCACCGGGCGGCACAGTTGATGGACGTACACGCTGAATTGCAGTTGTTCCAGGCGGCGCCGGAACTCGTTGAGCACCACCCGCAGCGCGCGGTCGTTGATCCCGCGCATGTCGCCGGTGAGGATCTCGTAAGGCGTGCCCGAGCCCGCTGCTGCAGCCATCAATTGCTGCCGCATGAAGTCCGGGTAGTTGTTTCCAGCGTCGGGCGGCTTGGAGAACTCAACCTCCTCGCCTGCCCCCAGCTCCTGCATGGTGCCGGGTTCGAGGGCGACCATTGGGGTGAACCCGTCGCGGTCCAGATTGAGTGGCTGGCCGGTCACAGGATCTCTGGGAACCGGTCCCGAGTCCGGCGCCGGGCGCTTGATGAAACCGGCGAACAAGTTGGCTACTTCCTGGCGGAACAGCACCGCGTCGTCGTAGTTGTCCAGACTTCGAAGGCGTTTGAGCACCGGCGATAATCGCGGCACACCGCGCAACTGACCAGGCTCGACCGGTTCGAAGATGTGCAGCACCTGCGCCGCCGGCACGCGCACCAGCTGGTTGTACCCGGCGTTTAACGAAGCCGCGTCACGCGGATGAGCCAAGTACATCCAGTACGCCACCCGCTTGCCACCCGGGGTGAACTCGATGCCGGCGCGGATGATGTTGCCGTTCTTGGTGGTCTCGAATTTGTCGTGCGGTACGAATTCCGGTGCGAGGATCTGCAGCTGCAGTGGAACCGCTAAGCCATAATCCAGACTGCGAGGACGCAAACGCACGAAGCACTCGCCCGAGGTTTCCACGGTGCGCGCCACCAATGCCTGCTGACCGTAGAAGTCGGTGCGGTCATCCGCGTCCGACTCATCGACCCAATCCGCCCACAACTCCTGCAGCAGTTTGCGCAGGGCATCATCGTCGGTCGTTGGCCGAGGGGTGATGCCGGTGCCGATCAGGTTGCTAACCCGTTTGTCGATGACGTTGAAGGCATACGGGTCATTGCGAACCGCTGCCCGAGAGCGCGAGCGCAGGTTGCGCAGTGCCGGGGTGTTGATGCTGTTGATCCCGTTGTCGGGAGCGTCCCAGCCAGCGGATCGGCGGCCCTCACCAGCGCCTTCGTAACTGGCTTTGATGTTGGACGGCAGCACGAAGCCGTTACGGGTCAGCGTCGGAAAATGCCGAGCCATCAGACCCCCTTCCCTGCGTGGTACAGCCGGACCACACGCGAACGTGGCCCAGCGGCGCTGACCAGCGATGAACGTATTTCTTCGCGCGCCTTCAGCAGCTCATCGACCGTGCGGTATTCCACGGTACGGTCGGTGTAGCGCACAGTTTTTTCACCGCGAGCAATGGCCGCCTCAACCGCGTCGAGGTGCTTTTTCGTAAATGACATATCAGCGTCTCTTCAGATAACCGCTGGCAGAGCTGCGGCGTTGAGGGGATGCTGCAGCCGGTCGCGGTGTGGCGGCCGGTGCAGCAGGTGGCGGTGCTGGTGACGCGGTCACAGCGTTAGATGATGATTGCAATGCAATGGCGACACGTTCGCCCTGAACAGGTTTGGTGTTTGCTGCGTCGTCAAATAAACCGGCCTGTGCCAGTGACTGGCGGACCCGCTCCCAATCGTGTTCCTGATATCGGTTGATACCCAGGTAATGAGCCATCGCCAGGCAATACACCATCAGATCGAGTGCCTCGTTGCGCTCGGCCTTGCCCTTGACCCACTCAATGCGCTTGTGACCGCGCACATAGCGGGCGACCTTGCGTTCGGCCACGCACTGGGCGAAGAACTCGTCCGGCAGGTCGTTGGCAAAATGCAGCGACCCCGGCCCATCCGGGAACGGGTAACGGTTGTAGATCCAGTCCTTGGCGGTGTCGGTACCGACAAACCATAGCTCGGCGCCGTTGCGTTCGGTCTGGCCCTTCCAGGTCACGTCGACCATGGACGGGCGCTGAGCGATCACCGGTCTACCCGGCTTGCTCGCCCCCTTGATGGCGAAGACGTTGCGCCAACGACGCACGCGGCAGAACTGGTAAACCTCATCGGTGTGGTGACCACCAGAGTCGACGCCCGTGGCGAGAATCCCCAAGCCGACGCCGCAGGGATGCCGGTACCGCGCTTTGAGTTTCTCGTCCAGCACCGCCCAGGTGCGCTCGTCGGCCGGGTCGCCCCAGATGATCTGGTGGTCCACCACCCAGCGTTCCATGCCGACGCCGAAGCCCATCACCATCAGCTCCAAGCGGTTGGCCTGGACGTCGACGGCGCCGGTCAGCATCAGCACGCCCCGCGGCATCGCGCCGAGGCTGTAGTTTTCCAGCCGCGCCCGAGCGATCAACACTTCGGCCTTGGTCTGTTCGAGCGCGCTGTCCCAAACCTTGGCCAGACGGGTGTTGTAGAACACCTGCATCAGGCTGGTATCGCCTTGCGACTGGGCTTTCTTTGCGTCCTCGAACTCGACGGCGAGCGAGGCCCAATCCATCCAGCCGGTCGGCGAATACAAGGCGCTGAGATGAAACCCCACGGTCTTGCCGTCGCCACGACCATGCGCACGCCATTCACCTCTGGCGAGCATGTCGGTTTTGTGGTGCTCCTCAATCAGCACGTCGCATTCACTGGCGGCGCACTCGTAATGCACGGTGGCGTAGTCCGCGCTGTAGTGCAGCCGTTCCCACTCCAGTACCTGCATATGACCGCAGGTAGGACATGGCACGTAGTAGTGACGCTGGTCGCTGGACTCGAACAAATCGGCGATCCGCGAGGCGCCCTTGATCGTCGGCGAGCTGGAAAAGTAGATCTTGGCGTTGCGACCGAAGTTAGTTGCACGCGTTTCGGCCAGCCGGATGGGATCGCCTTCTTGGCCGACATCGTTTTCCCAGCGGTCGACTTCGTCACCGTAGATGTAACGTGCCGAGAGCTCCGAGAGGTTGGCCGCAGAACCGGCGGTGGTCACATACAGCGAACCACCTTCGAATTCCTTCGTGTCCATCGTATTGCGGGCATCCCGTGAGCGGCTCGTTGCCACGCGTTCCCGCAACACCGGGGTGGCCTTGATGGTCTTGCTGATCCGCCCCGAAACCCGCTTGGACAATCCAAGGCTGGGCAGCAAGGCCAGGATGTTCGATGGTGCCATGTGGATCAGCCCACCCATCCAGTTAAGCGCGATCTGGGTTTTCATCAACTGCGAGGCCACCATGGTGACCACGCGTCTGCAGGGGTGAGCCGGCGACAGGCAGCGCATCGGCTCACGGGCATAAGGTGTGCGTGAGGTGCGGTACTGGCCGGGCTCCGGGGCGCCGGTGTCTCGCGGGATTCGCATGTACTCGTCGGCCCATTCATCGATCCAGAGATCAGGGTCAGGGCGCAGTCCACGGAAGTAGTTCTCACGGTACACCTTTGCACCGTCAGAAAATTCCGTGTGCATGGGTTCAATCCGATGTCAGGGCATGTTCAAGATCTGCTGAGGAGAGGCGCTCGGCCTCTTCCAGCGTTCGTCGAATCGTCGCGGTCAGGTGTTTTTCGATTTGCCAGGGATCCGTCATCGCTGCCAAGTCATAGGACAGTTGCGGCAGCGGGCCGAACAACTGGTCGCGCAGCAAGCGGCCGGCGTCGTAAGCACCGGTCTCCACTGCCTCCCTGGACACCAAAGAACCTTGCGCTTTGCCCAGTTCGATCTCGGCCAGTTTGGCCATGTTGTGCTCGCGTAGCGCGCGGGATTTCTGGTAGTCGGGGTGCTTGCTGTCGACGGGTAACAGTTGCGGCGGCGCAGCCGTGGAAGTCGGCTCGGTCAGGGGGGCCAGTTGGCTGTAAACGTCACGCTGAATCCGATCCTGCTGGTGACGTTCGGCGACGGCGGCCTTGCTAGGGTCGCTGGTTTTATCGAGCAGCGCCTCCGTGGCCTCAAGATCGATCTTGCCGTTTTCGGTAAGCACCAGCCGATCCTGGCTGGCCAATTTGGAAACATAGGACTTGGCCCAGCCGCGCCGGGCCGCAAACTCCGTTTTGCTGATAACAGTCATGGCTAATTTCTCCAGTTCACCCCGCGAGTTCACCTGTTCACCCTCAGTTCACCTCAGTTCACTAAGCTGGTGAACCGCCCGCTAACACAATCCCGCGGGTTTCCGACCCCGTACCCTCCGAATAACCCCAGGGTCCCCGGCGGTTTCAGGCCGGTCCGCCGCCATTCGGCGGGACATCGCACACGCCAAGCCGTTTGGCAGCCCAGCGTTCGTACAAGCCGATGGCAACGTCTGCACCGGCCATTGCCGTGAGACAACCCAAGGCGCCCGCCGTCCAGAGCGTCATGCCTGCCGCGATCATCAGCATCATCGCCGACACCCCGCAGACAATGCAGGCCCCGGACCGAAGCGCGAGGCGGCGCAACAATGCCCACCCCCGCGCGCCATCCTTGTCTGCTCGCCACATCTCACCGGATACGCCGCCGACCAGAGCCAGGACGATCACCAACCAGATCGGCATTTCTGCCAGCGCTTGCTGCTCATTTGTCATGTTGTGCCTCAAGTGAAGGAGCATGCCGAACACAAAAAAGAAAACCCCGCCGGAGGGCAGGGTTTTCAATGTCGCGGCATACGCCAGGACGAAGTGCACAGCACGTGCTCGGGGTAGCGCCAAGGCGCAGAATCCATATCGTGGGGACTTTTTACCCCCTGAGTACGGAACCGAAAAGGGGGCATTTTCGGTTATCCAACTTGACGCAACTTTGACGCAACTTTGAGGAGACTTTGAGGTAAAGCACCCCGACCAACGGTCAGCCACTTACGTGCATCTTTACGCTCGGTCAGCACCTCAAAGAGTCGCACATGAAGGCGGTGCACAAGATCGTAGTATGTTTGTTTCGCCTTTGAGACGTAGCCCAGTTCGTGCATCTGCGCTGCCCATGTCGGCGCAGGGTCAAAGCCATAACGCATAACCGCCAACTGTTGCAGCCTTTCACCCCGACCATCTTGCCGGGCAATCTCGGAAAGGGCGGCACCAATTTCCTGCGCAATTGCATCTGGACCCGCACCACCGCCGAGAAGGATCCGAGAACCGGGTGTGCCCCGCGGCGCACAACCGCCCCACTCCATGATCGTCGCCATCGGGCTACCCATGCCTCCGGCTTCACCGGCGTATCGGCATTGCTCGCCCCAATGTTTCAGCAACAACTCCATCGCCTCAATCATTGCCCTGCCCCCGTAAAACCCAACCCAACACAGAAAAACCGCAACCCGACACAAACCCAACACAGATAAATTCCTTTAAATTCAATGCTTCAATCAAACTTGAGTTGAGTGTGTTGGGTTTGTTGGGTTTATCAGTCTTCGCATAAGAAAAAATTCGTCCCGTTGAATTCGTTGCAAATAACGTCGTGCATGCGCGTGCGCGACACAAAACCCAACACACCCCACACAACACCCGCGAAGGCATGTAATTCGGGCACTCAAATTGTGTGGGGTATTCAAAATCAACCCGACACACACTCAACACACCCAACACACTTTTGAAAATAGTCATGCTGCAAGCGCCTTGATGTGATCCCAGCTGTCCACGTGCCAGCCCGCTAGCTTGGCCTTCGCCCGCCAGTTCTCTACCTGCTTGCCCAGCTCTGCCGCCTTGAGTGATGGGGGCGGGGAAGCATCCAGATCCACAGGGAAGAAAAACGCGCCGAAGCGACGGTTATTGCCGTCAGTCCAGGGTATCGCCCGCGTTTTATCCACCTCGGAACTGATAAATAGAGAGAACTTGGTCTGACTCATCACGTGCTCTTTGTTGCGCTGACACCATTCGAGAAACAACGAATAGAGGTCGGTCGATAGACACGGTCCCCAAAGCCCATGCCCCAGCTCGCTGTACTTCCACAGATGCAAGAATGTTTGCCAGCCGGCCCGACTCAAGGCGACCAAACGCTCACGCGCCTCTGTCGATGGCGGCCGCGTGCGCTGGTTGAAGTCCCCTAGATCGACCGACAGTAACCAACCGTAGAGCGCCGCCACCCCACCCTGCTCCAGTTCACGACCAATCGCCTTTTGCCGTGCGACTGGCAGAGTCTCCATTGGCCACATGACTAGCATCCGACGATCACTGTCGCTAATTGGCCAGGGAAGAATCTCGTTGCTGAGAAACACCGCATTCATATGGTTGGCTTCTTCCCAGCCATTAATGAATTTCGACTCCATCCGCACCGTTTTACCAGTGATCAAGTGCTTGATCTTGCCCACCTGGTTGTAACGTTGATCGCGACTGACGACCTCTTCAAACACCGACCACAATTTGCGGCTTTGCCACGCGTTGAAACTGCTTTCCAACTGCGTCTGACCAACAGTCGCCGCGTATTGGCCATAAAGCATGCCAAGCGCGTCAGCGAACAACAGGCTCTTGCCCGAACCTTCCATAATCGAATGCATCAAAACAGCGGTGTCCATCTTGGCGCCCAAGTGCTGCAGCGGATACGCCAGCCAGCGAGTTAGCCAATCGGTTGCAGCTTCATCATGGTTACAAAGAAATGAGATCAGCCAACGCAGGTTGGCACACGCTGCATCATCTCTGACTGGCTCAAGCGGCAACCCGTCAAAGGTATTGATGTACACCGCAGGATCCTTCGTCATGGTCGGATCAAACACGATGTGTTCAACATCGACGGTGCGGCGCTCGCTGCTGTTCAGCCACAGCGGGTAAGTGTCACCCAGCGCCATCTTCACCGCGCCCTCGGCTATGCGCCGCTTTTTTTCGCGATCCCAAACGTCTTTGGTGCCATCGATGTAAACGTAGCGATCGGTTGGAGACATCCCGAATGCACCGCCTTTCTTCCCAGCCATGCGGCGCGCCTGCTCGATCTCGCGAACATGGTCGTCAGATATCAGCCTCTTTGCGGTGTCGTCCAGCCAGGCTTTGGCTAGCGGCTTGCCCACACGAGCTTCGAAGGCGGACTTCTTCATTACCTTCGATTGGTCGCAATCCCACACGTGCGTGGTGCCCTCGACCAACGCAAAACGACGAAGAATATGGTCCAGCGTTATAGCCTCCCCCGCCCCCCCGTCAGAAGCAGGAGCGGCCTCGCTGGACGGACATGTATCGTCGGAGATCGGCCCGCGCAATTCACCGGATGGGGTCGGGGGAAGATCATTCGGATCTGGACGGGCGGCGTGTTGCATGCCCAACATTCGCGCAGCATCCTTCACAGCCTTCGACTGGTCGCCGCCGTGCTCGAGTAAGCAGAACACTTCAAAGGCGTCGTTCTGATGCCCGTTCGCGAGAGGGTCAGCACCGTGGTGCGAATAAACCTTGTCCTGACTGATCGTCACCCCTGGCAGACCGGTGCTGCTTTGAGGGTACAGCCACTTATTGCCTCGCTTAATGTATCCATGGGAACAAAGAAGCTCCGCAACATCGTGACAACGGTTGAATTCATCAATTACCGAGGGCCGTTTGCCGCCACCGAGTGCAGGACGCTTTTGGGCTTTGACCGGCGGCTTCGGTGGCGCAATCGCCCATGGACACGCAGCTTCAGCATCTCGCTTAAAAAACTCCCAATTCTGCCAAATGGTAAGCAGCTCTTTGGTCAGCGTCGGCAGCCCGTCAGTAGCACTTGGAGCGGTTTTCCAGATGTAAGGTTTGCCGGTACCGGGATGAATTGATGGTGGAAATACGTCTTGCACCAATCCCGCACGTAGTTCAAAGACCGTGAAGCGTTTGAACGGCTCGGCTTCGGTTCGTGCAGCAGCTTCTGCGGAAAGATCACCCTGCTCTTTCGCAGCCTTAGCCTTGGCCATCAACCCTTTGAAAATCGAACCGTCCGGGTCTTTTTCATTCGGCCATGAAAGTGAATGACGCGTGAGTTCAATGCCTTCCGGCACCTTGAACACCACCCGGAATCGCAGCGGATTCCCGACGATAGTCGGGAACACCACTGCCATCGCATCAAGGTCAAGGCCCAACAGTTCATACAGAACATGACGCGTCCATTGAACGTCATCCACATCTAATGAACAAACGCGGCTCGGCCCCAGCACGACGCCAAGGTTGTGATTTGGGTTTCGTTGCCAGAACGCCTCGGCCGTGTCGGCGTCGGTGATATAGCCTCCGGGCTTATTCCACCCTAGGCCTTTCGGAGCCTTTTCACCTGGATCAATCGATACGAGTGCCAAGTCAAAAGTACTGATGTAACGCTTTGCCCATGTAGCGATGGCTGTTCCTTTGCCCGATTCACTCATCGCCGGGCCTCCCGCAACTCCTGACAAGAGACGCAGGTCTCGCAACCTTCAACCTTCTGCTGTCGAAGCAACGGGATTGGTTCGTCGCAGTCGTCACAGAACTGCGCGCTGACACGGCTCGATGGCACGCGGCGATTACGATGAATAGCAACATCAAGCAGGTATTGCGCCTGCTCGTTTGCGCGGTCGATATCATCAGCCATTGATGCGATCCTCCATCGCCTGACGAGCACCCGCCATGATGCCAAGGACTTCGCGGATCACATCCATTCCGTACTTTTCGAGATCCAGGACTTCATGAAGCTCCCAGACGTTGTCCGCCGCGCCGTCGTGCATCTTGGCCACGAATTCACCGGTTTCCCCGAGTAGCTTACCTACAGCTTTCAAGGCATCACGGGTTGCCGGTACGGGCACGGGCCGGTACCAAACCGCACCTACTGGACGCATCAATGCGTCCAGCAGGCGTGGATCAGCGGTCAGCCTGATCACTTCCTCAAGCTCATCTGGATTCAGCCAGCGGCGTTCTTCATCGAGCTTGAGTTTCTTCTGGAGGGTGTCGTTGTCCAACACCATTTCAAAGGCAAGGGCGGTAATTCCGCCCTTATAGTCACGACCAGCGCGATAGATCGCTTGGCGTAGAGGCAGGACCGGACCAGCGTCCGGCAAAAGATCTGTGCGACTCATAACCGTAAATCCCCTATTTACGGTGTAGCCATAGCCCAGGGTAAACCCTATCCTACGACCACGACCGATGTGCATGTGCTGTGTATCGTCGTAGCTGGGCTGGGGGATTCTTTGGTGAGAGGCCCCAGCTCAGCACCTTTTAAGCTGCCGACTTAAGATCGGCCGCTTCTTTCTCTTGGGTGTATAGGCATTCGATTGCCTTACCCGTTACGTACCGGACATCTGCACCTTTCGCGGCGCGATTGATAGTCGGCTGTGTTGTTCCTACGCGATCTGCAATAACTCTCTGGGACAAACCAGACCGAAGCAGCTCCGCGAGCATTTCTTGGATAGTCATATCGTTCACCGATGCGCTTTCGCATTGGTCGCCACAATACACAAACGTATTGAATGATTCAATACACTCGGCGATACGTTTTTGAATCAAGGCAGAGAAAAAGTGATCGGAGACCGCATCGCCCAACGCATGCAGGAATTGGGGCTGTCAGAAGGC